CAATTTCAATTGTAGGTAATTGTTGTACTCCAACAATTCCTTTTTCAGGGTCTAATTTCAAGTAGACGAAGTTATCACCATATTTACACGTGTTTCTTGTCCACATAGGTAAATTGGTATTGATATCCAAGGCATTATTAAATAAGTCAGCCAGTACCCCTTTAATTCTCTTTGATTCAGAATAAATCTGAAGAATGAATCCATCCTCATTTGTTGTTGTAGATTCTTCAGCATAAATGTCTAACGCGGCTGAAATCTCAGGAGTATACTCCATTGATTCGTAGTCGTACTGAGCGGATAATCTTGTTGGCTCATAATATATTGCCTGTGAATAAAGATTGTTTTCAACCTTTGTCCATTGATTTGTTAAATAATATGTTTGTTGTGCTTGGAGTTTTTCCTTCTCGTATTCTTCTCTGCTTTTTGTGCGTAAAAGTTCCTTTTTATCAAACTTAAATGTTGGATAATCTTGATTTAGAAGTGAATTCGGTCCAAATGTTTGTGACAGTCGTTGCCAAACCGTCATGTTTTGTTCTGCCATATTATAAGTTTACTTATTACCTTGATAATATAAATAGTTATTTAGCCCCAAATAACCACCCATATTTTTGGTAATCTGATTTACTGGCACCATTATTATTTAGATTTGGGTCTCTACCCATTTGAGGTACCATGGGATTAAAAAAATCTGAAGTGTTTTTATTTTCATTCACAACCGAGGCCCACGAATTTAACATTGCCTTTGTATGATTAACTACCTTCGTTAATGATTGAAATGATTTTTCCGCAACATAAATTGACATTGATAACCCCATAATACAGTCATCGTGTTGACCTTTTTGGTGATCTGGTCTTCCATTTATGTAGACAAAGGTATTCATCTCGTTGTATGTTCTATGAGAATATATTTTGAATCCATGTCTAACACCTTCTTCAAATGCCGCAATAATTTGAACTCTCTTAGTATTGAAGTTAATTCCGGGAATTCTGTCATTTATCTTTGGGTCCCACTTCCACTTATTAGATGTGTCAACCCCATCAACATAAAGTCCTGGTTGGTATTGTAATTCTTGCATTTTTCTTGCGGTTGAAACTCCCATGCCGCCAGTAATATCAATTACACAAAATGCGTTATACATTGTCCCCCATTTATAGGCTATCTCAGCTAATACATCTGGAGGAATTTTTCCAACATATTCTAAAACTTGTTCCCTTTCATCAAAATCTATAATTTGTATTGATGAAAAATCTTCCGAATCACCACGAGAAACGTCAACACCCATCACATATTTGTGGCCATTTACTGGTTCCTTGAAAATCCATAAAGCATTACCCATAAGTTTTGCTTGGGGGTCTCTAAGTTGATTTTTTGCAATATTTTGCATCAAATCAGAATCGAACACGTTGTCACCTGATCCTAAGAAATTACATTCCAATTCTTGAGCGACTTTACGTCTATCGTATTTGAGTTTCTTGACCATCCCCTCAAACCATGATGAACAAGGTTTGTATCCTTTTTCAATATAATCTGTAACTATACCGTGGTCTCTTTCATATGGACTATCCGTACTTAAATTAATAACTGTATCTATTGGATAATCTTCTCTATTGAGTAAGTAATGAACCAAATCATTCGTTTTGACCATATACAAATCTCTGGTATATCTTGGGTCTCTATACCAAAACATTTCAGAGATTTTGAAATCATTCATGCCTCTTAACGATTGGTCATAAATTTCATAATAAATTGGGTCATATCCATTTGGTGTTGAAACCACAATAACTTTACCACCCGTGGATAGTGAGGCCATACAAGCAGACCAGAAATCTCCATCGGCCTCGATAAAGGCTGCTTCATCAAAAATAAGAATAGTAGGTGTGTAACCTCTCAAGGCATCTTTTGATGTTGCAACAGATTTTACTTCACATCCATTGTTAAGTTTGAAATGTCTTTGAGAATTTTTTTCTGCTGAGAATGCTATTCCGACCCAAGCCGGCCATTGTTCAATAAACCCTCTAATCTTATTTGCCATTTCAACAGATGTATCCAACTTGTTGGCAATGATTAGAATTTTCTCAGGTTTTTCTTTTCTCGCAAAGGCTAATTTTTTTGAAGACCAAGCTGCAGTTACGGTCGATACACCTGCCTGTCGATACTTAAGGGCGATATTTTCGTTGTATTTTTCGTAATCTTCAAGTAACGCTACTTGGTCAGGAAAAAGTTCCAATGGGACATATTTTGATACTGTATTATCGTATGTCTGTAAATAAGTACGAAGTGCATAAGGGGTATTCCTCATACACTTCGTAAATTCTATTATTAATTGTTCTTTGTTCACACAGTTAAATCATATTCTGATTTTTATGGCCTTGGAATTCCCAAATCTCTATAAAGTTGGTCCAAATCATCATCTTCATCTTCGGAACCTTCTTCACCTTTGAAATTATCATACTCACTCTTTGATTGTTGAGCTTGTTTCATAATTTCTTTGAATTTTGCAGTTGCCTTTTTAATTTTTGACTCATCTTCCGAAATTGCATTACCAATAATATCTAAAAATTCTTTAGCTTCTGTCTTATAAAGAATTGAATAAAACCAAGGAACCAATCCTTTGTTCTCATCATCAAACATCTCGTCAGGTAATGCAAACCTTAATTTTTCAACAATTTCAGGTCCAATTCTAAGTTGCATCGGTTCATTAGACAATACATCAGTGACTCCCCTTACATTTCTTGACATTTCAGGATCTTCAGGTAATCCGTGTCTTGCAATAGATTCCTCTAAACCTTTGATAATTTCATGACACAAAATTGGGAATATTAAACCTTCAGCAACAATCTTTGTGTCAGGATCGTCTTCTCCTCCTTCTTCACCTTCTTCTTCGTCTTCATCTTTATTAACTAATTTGACTTTCCCTGCAACACCATTTCCTGTTTGAGACATCATTTCAATCATTTGTTCCATAGAAAAATACATGAAGTCATTGATTGACATGATTTTCAAATAAGCAGGATATAATTGTGGGTCAATTTCATCCAACCTTTCTTTAATTTCAGGTTTTTGAAAAATATAATGTCCTTTTTTTGCCGCTCCTTGAACAAGAGCGTTAATCATATTTCTTTTATGAATTTCTAGTTCCATCACTTCTTCGTCAGTTAGGTTTTCAACGTCAAAAGAAGGAATTTCAGGTGTCTCTTTATCTTCCTTTTTCTTTGGTTTAGTAGCTTGCATTCTGAAGTCCGAAATATTAATAGGAGCTCTATTCAATAATGCTTCAATTGTAAACCAATCTGCTGGGACTTGAGTTTCCTCCAAACATGCATCAATTGCAAGTTGTTCTAATTCTTCTTTATGTCTTCCTTCAATTCTTGTTATTCCAGGAACTTTACTCATCATTTCTTGAAAAAGCATTCCTTGAACTTGTTGGGAACTAAGATCCTGTACTCCAGTCACTTGTTTCAACTTATCGGCGACTTTCCCGAATCTTGAACTTACTAATCTCTGAACATCCGCAGCTCCCTTTCTCATTGCAGGATTATTCGCATACAAACTTTCAGGACTTCCCAATTTTCGTTCTAATCTTGGGTCCATTCTTTCGGGTCTATCCCCGTAATTTATTTGTTCTTTAATCTTCGCCATTTTATTTATTCAATAAATTTAAGATAACATCAATTACTTCTTGTTTTGCCTCTTCAGGTGAAATTCTTCCTGCTTTAGGGTCTATCTGTTCACCTGGTCTTGGATTTTTTCCTGGATGTGCAGGTCTTGTTCTTGGTTTGGTGTCGGGTTTAGTAATTGGTTTAGTCGGTGCGGTAGTTGGTTCTGCCGCTTTCGGATCGATTTGTTCACCTGGTCTTGGATTCTTTCCCGGATGTGAAGGTCTTGTTCCAGGCTTTGTAGTTGGTTTTGTAGTTGGTTTTGCAGGTGCGGTAAGTGGTGAATTCGCTTCTGAAAGATATTTTAATAAGTCACCCTTAGTAATTCTCGGTAGTATGTTTCTTTCCACAATTTTAGTAATTTCTGATTCTATAAACAAAGATACAGGATTTTTACCTTCTTCCAATTGTTTTTTTACAGACTTTACACATCTTTCAAATTTTCTTGTCTTTTTAGGACCAACCTGCGCATGACATATTGCCCATGGGTTTGGTTGGCCAGGCTTAATGTCCTCCTCACTCATACCCATCTTTTGTCTATCATCATCAGAATCATCATCCATCCCATCAGGTGCCATGTCATTGGCCATGTGAGGGGCGTCTTGTCCCGTTAAGTTTTGTAAAGCATCAGCCCCCAAAGCGTTTTTGTCGTCAACATCATCTGTTTCAGTCTCTTTTACTTCTCCATTTTTTTCATAAACCTCAAAAGGTTTCTTTTGTGTCTTCAGCGTATTGATTGTTCCACTGTCATCTTTAGAAACCATTGTCACTTCGGTAAAAAGTTTGGAATGTAGAGTATTGATTTGCGATTCTGTTAATTTTTTTACAGTATTTGCAGATAATCCTTTATCAATCAATTCGAGTGCTTTTTTATTAACTTTCATAAACTACTTTTTTTTCGAATTCTAATATCAAATCTCTTTCGTAGAGTTTGTCTTTTATTTGTTGTTCGGACATT